ATTATATATAAAAAAAGGGGCAGAGTAAACTCCGCCCCTTTTAGATTGTTAGGTAATTAGATATTACGCAGCACCTGGAGAACCAAAGATTCCTCTAGGGTCAGAGAAGCCGAAGCTGTATCTTTCTCTAGCTTTGAATCTAACGTTTCCTGTGTCGAAATCACCTTCAATCGCAGTTTTAATTGGCGATCTTACGAAGTGTTTCATACCATTTGGTGCGTCAGTCATAATGAAGCATGCATCAGTATCATTTAAGAAATGGTTAATTCTATAACCTTCTGGTATCATTCCCATATTTGCCATTGCGTTGATATCGTTATCTGCAGTTCCGACTCTTTGAGGTGATCTCATGATTCTCTCAGCAGTAAATTGTAATTCTTTTGGAATTATTAATTTTCTACCTTGAAGAGCGATCTTTAATCCTCTTTCGTCTACGAACGCAGCGATGTCAATCAATGATTGTTCTAACGATGTTTCTGACAAGTCAGCAGCAGTAGATAATTCATTTCTGAATGTTCCACCGTTTGCTAATGGGTGGTCAGTAGTACAAAGTGCTTTACCGTCACCTCCATTAAAGCTTCCGCCTGTATCAAACGCATTGTTTAATACATTCGCCGCTGTGATTTGTTTTGATTGCGCCATTGATCTTGCAAGAGCTCTTGTGTATCTGCCTGCTAATCTGTCGTATAAGTTATCTTCAATTGCCTCTTCTGTGATAGCAAATGCTAACGCCACAGTATTGTGAGTGTATCTTGAAGTATATACTTCAGAAGCTTGGTCAAAAGTGACCATAGCACCTTCAGCTTTAGTTGCTGCTGTGCCAAAGCCAGATAACATTACTTCTTCTTCAAACGCTCTGTCTGAAGTTTCAGTATTGAATATCTCTGCATGCTCATTGTCGTATCTGTTGTATTCCAGGCCAAACAGTGCGTTTAATCCTGGCTCTAGTTCTTTAACTAGTTGTGATCGTGATATAGCCATAAATTATACTCCTGTTCCTTGGTCGTAGAAGTGGTTAACAATTCTAACCAAAACATCTACGTTAGCACTTCCAGCTTCGCTATTTTGCGTATCTTGCGAAATATCAACTGCTTGAAGTACAGTACCACTTACTGTTAATCCAGAAACACTGTGATCCAATTGAACCTCAGATATTCCAGATAAAGTGTTACCTGTTACGTTTGTTATTGCAAAGTTCTTAAAGATGTCTGCTACCGCAAACGCTCCATCAGAATCTACTGAATAAACTACACTCGGGTCGTCGATGATGTTAGCGATAATATCACTAGCAGCAACTCCACCTGGATAGTTGTTTCTAAAAGTAGGCTTCTGAGTAGTAGGGTCTGTGTAGAACACTCCGTTAAAAACGCCCACGACAAGATCAGAGGTATTTGCTACCGCTCTTTCGATCCCGCCACCAGTTACAGGTTTTACCAAGTCACCTTGGAAAATTGCAGTTGCATATCCGCTTGCAATTCTGTATCTGTTTTGTGCGTTAATAAATGGAGAGCCATCTAACTTTCTTACTGGTCTTAGACCATATTTTTCAGCTACATTAGCCATAGTTGTTTTCTCCTTTATTGTTTAACATTTACTTAGAGTGGTGATTACCAAAAAATTAATTTTTGTTTCCTCCACCAAAAGTTACGCGAGATTGTCGACTAATATTCATCGGCATCTCCGGTCGTTGTTCCTTTAAAACATCGTTATCAACCGAGTCAACTTGATCTTGAGTAATTCTTTTAAAATACTCAGCACGGCTTTTTGCGATCTCTTCAGGTATCCTTCCCAACACAAGGCCAGCAACCCCGATCAACCCTGCGTAAGTTCCCTGAGCAATGATTGGATAAGCATGATCACCTAATTGATTTTTAATCTCTTCGGCTCTCACAAATTCCCAACCTTCTCTCATTTTTTTAGATACATTAGCTGTATCCTGAAAACCCATACTCTCGGTTCTTATCCATCTATGAACAAAACCGTCTGGCGCAGGTGGTGCATCCAGAGATGATGGTGGCGTCCAAGGTTTAGTTCTAACCTCTTTTTTTTCTTCTGACGCGCGTGAAGTTCTATTTATTTTATCGCTCATTCTATACCTCCTTCACGAATTTAGCGTATTCTTCTAGTGGCACCCCTAATTTTTTGGCAATCGCCACCTGTGATTTGGTGAGTCTCACAGATCTACGTCCCTGCTGAGTTCTTCCAGCAGATGCAACTTTTTGGACGGGTCTTCGTTGCTCTGAACTAGCAAAACGATGAGGGAAATTTTCCTTCATACGCTTGTTTATTTCATTATAATACTCATCACTTTCTACATCAATACCCATGCCCACTAGATCTTCGTGCACAGTCATTGCTGCGTTTGTCATGATTTTATCGTTACCAAACCAAGCGTTTTTAGACGCCCAACCTCTAGCTCTTTCGCTAGGTTCTGATTGTGCAACCTGTTGTTCTTGAGTTGGTTCTTCTTTTGGTGCGTTTTTCTGCTCTTCAAGCTGTTTCAATCTAGCTTCTCTATCAGCCATTTTGATTCTAGCTTTTTCTTTTTCAACAGTTAATTGAGTAAGTTCGTCGTTCGCCTCCATGATTTTATCTGCATCATTAGATTCAATCGCTTCTTTTAACTTACGCTTTACCTGCTCTCTTTGAGCATCTACTCTCGCATCAAACTCTTTCAGATATTTTTCATCTGTAGAGTCAAACTTAGTTTGAGTATCATCATATTTCTTCTGTAGACCTTTAGCAAAATCTAAAGCAGCTTGTTCTCTTCTCTCAGCTTCTCTAAATTTCCTTGTCAGTTTATCTATTCTTTTCTTAACTGACTCAGATACTTGAGTAAGGTCTTCAGGATCTTCTCTCTTATCTAACTTAGTTTCTCTTTCGTTTTCGAAAGTTTTATCTTCCGCAGGTCGTTCGTCCGGGATCTCTTGTACATCGACTTCTTCTTTTGGTTTGTCTTTGTCATGATCCGCATAACCTAAATCAACTTCACCAACATTTAAATTTGGTTCTTTTGACTCTTCCTTTTGTTGTTCTTCAACTTCGACTTTAGTTTCTTTTACATCGTCTAAATCAAGTTCAACTTCAGGTTGTGTTTTAGCTTGTTCTTGTGCATCAGCCATGATGTTTCCTCCTTAATATAAATGCAGAATATCTTCTGGTTTACTTATTGTTGCGATGATTTCATCATCGTTCAAAATACGGTGTTCACCATATTTTGTTTTAAATCTAGAACCGGCATATCTGCCGTAGATTACAAATTGACCTTTCTTACACCAAGGACCTTTTGGAAATTTATCTTTATCTGCATAACAAAGATCACCCATCTCAACGACAAGACCTACAACGGTTGTCATCTGAATAGTTTCAGCAGCAGTATCAGTAAAGATTATTCCACCTTTAGTTTTTTTAGGACCTGAATAAGGTCTTACTAAAAGTCTGTATCCAACAGGTTTTGGTATTAGATCAAGATATTTTTTAATACCCTCTGGGTCTGTGGGTATTGCTGTTTCTTGTGAATCAGGTGCAGCATCACCTTTTTTTGTTTTGACTCCAACTAATTTAGAGTCAGGTGTTAGTATCGTCATCGACATTCTCCTCGTTTCTCTGCAGGTCTTTAAGATCCTGTAGCAGCGTTTCTAATGCGCTGAGTTTACCTCTAGAATACGATAGGTTGTCGATTGTGTCTACATGGTACACCAGATCCTCTTTTGTCTTTTCGATCTGTTTTTTTATGTAGTGTCTAATTGATTGTAATGTATCTAAATCAAGATTCATTGAGCATTTATAGCTGATTGATTCTTAGATGCAACTATTTCTTACCCTTAAATATTTGTGTTCCCTTAATACCATAAACACTCGCTACGACGAGAATCCAGAGATTTGTGAACCAGCTCGGAAGCTGTCCAAAATATTCGAAGAATAATTTTACTTTGTCCATAGAAGTTGGATCATCACTTAGGACTGCCCAAGCGAGCACCAAAACGGGCGCTGAGAGAATAATTAAAATAAATTCGTCCTTATAGTCTGCTTGACGGGCTTCAAGAAGCTTGCCCTGGTAAGCTTCCTCTCCTGCTGCCATCTTTTGTGCATGCATTAATTGAGCGTCTGACATCGCTTGTTTTGTTTTTTGACGGTTCGAGTAAATATGCGTTGCCGTCTTTGCTGCCATCCCTAATAAGTTGAACCATGCCATAATATTGTTCCTGTCTTCGTTTACATAGATAAGGTAACATTAAATGCAAAATTTTTAAACCCTTTAGCCCTGATACCTTCCATCTATATGAGGTTTTATAGTGATTTTCAAAAGTTCGTACATAAACGTTACCTAAATCAAAATGTGTATGAAACAAATCAACGACATCCTTGTCAGTCATTTCGACAGATACCTCTATCTTTCTTCTGACTCTACCGTCTCTGTACAATCCTGCTTTGAAATTACCGAAGGTTCCTTCACCCTCAAATATACCTGAAAGAAAAATTAATTTTTCTTTTTTAGATAGAAATTGAAACATTTACAAAAGATCGCTTGTATAACCGCCACCTTTTACTAATACAACTTCTGCTTCTTCTATTTCTCCACCTTTTGCTCTTTTTTCTTTGAATAGATCGCTTTCTATTTCTTTTACTTTGTCACTATCACCTTTTTCTTTTGCTTCTTCAAGCAATTGTAATAGTTGTTGATATCTACTAGGCATTAAGACTCCTACATGTTGGACAACCCTTTTTGAAAGCTTCATGCTTCCAACAAGGATCTAGTTTGATTGTTTTTGATTCATATACTCTAGGTTTAAAAAGTAAACTTTTGATAAAATCTAATATTATTGTTAACATTATCTAACCCCTATAAATTTAAAACCTTTTACTTGTATGCCGTTATTTCCAGGATAAACATTTTTATTTGTAGTATCTCTGTGTGGACACTTCATTCCACCTGAACCAAACTTTATTGGTGGTATATTAGAATTAGGCCCTTTCTTTGGTGGTGGTCCTGATTTCTTACCTATCGTCATATTCTCTTACCCTTAATAAAATATACAAAACAATTATAGAAAAAGGTACTCCGATAAAAAATAATTCTATCATAGTAAATCTTTATCTACATTAGATGATATCACAATTTCACCGCCATCGTCATAAGCTTTAAATCCACTTAAAAAAGTATTAGGTGTACTGACAGGTTTTTTAATTTGTGTACCTGGTAATTTACAAGGTGGTCTTGTTCCGTCAGGACATAATTGATTCTGACCTTCACCTCTGTTATCTACATTAAGTTTCGGCCCTTTTAAAAAACCAGCATCTTTCATATACTTAGTTCCTTCTTTACTCATTACATCTAATGGTTTTCCCGTCTGTCTGTAATAATCTCTAGTAATTGGCATTCCAGCACCTCCTGGCCTTACATTACCAAAAAGAGTTTCACCCTTTGCAGTTTTTGTTCTTGTTGATTTTTGAATAGCTGTACCAACTTTTTTTACACCCTCAAACGCATACCCAAGAAAAGGAACATTAGCAGTAAGACTACCTATTAAATTTATCCCTGTCGTAATTGGGTTAATTGTAAAACCTGAAGTTTTAGATTTTGTTGTATTTGAAGCAACGTTTGTCGACTTGTTTCCAAAATTACCAGGATTGCCTGGATTAGGATTTTTAGTTTTCCCTGGACCGTAACCATAGTCAGCCTGAGTAGAAGTTTTACCACCAAGATAAGAGTCTCTTCTTCCTACAGAAGTATTTCCCATTGAAGCAGATTTTTGTTGGTTG